TGTAGCCCGGCACTTCAACAAAGTCCCGCACGCGGTAAACCTTATTTGCCTCCCACATTTTCTTGAGATAGCTGGACGTGCGCGGCACGCTATCGCCCAGAAGCTCTGCGGCCTCTGCTGCGGTCACACGCTGGTCATACGGTATCAAAGAGAACAGGCGCTTGCCTTGGTCTATGCTGTGCTGTCTGCTGGCCTCAGCAGCGCGCTGCATAGATGGGGCCACAGTTGTCGGCCTGCGTGGGCCGGACGGTAGGGGATCACGTTTGCGCTGTTTATACATGAGCGTCTCAAACTCCCACAGGCAATGGCCGTATGTAATCTCAAAGCGCTCATGCTTATCCGTGACGCCTTCCAGCTTAACCTTCAGCCGCTCTGCTGCGTCTTTTGCATCTCGCGCTTTAGCACGTCGATCAGCGCTTGCTGCTCTTCCAGCCGCTGCTTCAAGTTTGGCCTCATCTGAGTTTTCTGCTCCGTCAACATTATGCTGTTGTTGCGCTCTAGCCTTTTTATAATAATCTGAGTTTGGTCCGTACTCACGTTTTTTCCTTTCGAGTTTTATGTTCGCAGCCGAACAAATGCGGGCTATTGTTGACGGTGACACCCGCAGCAATTCTGCTGTCTCAATCTGAGACATACCTTGCTGGGCGCAGTCAAGGACGTGTCGGGTTAGTGCATCTGGATCGTATTTCATTCGTCTTCCTCGCAAAATAAGCCGCAGTCGGGCATGGTTTTAAGTGGGCGACCCTTGGCCTGGGGGTCAAGTTCGTCAAGAAAGATGCGCTGATTTCTTACGCGAACAAGTCTTGCGCCAAGCCTGCGAGATTGCTCCGCGCGCTGGTCAAATACATCTGGAAATTCACGGCGCACCAAGTTCCAATATGTCGGACTGGTGGCCTTTACGCAGCCAATGCAGTTGGCGTTTGGAAAGCCTCGGCCATAAATCTCAGGCAGCTTTATGCCAGCAGAGCGGATCATATCCGCACAGTCGCTCTTGGTCATGTTGGCGTCAATCAGGATCGGCAATACATTGTCGCGTTCAGTCAGAACAAACCTGTCATGCCTGTTGCGCTCATCAACTGTGAAGCCAAGCACATGCCAATCCACAGGGTTGCTTTCCTCCCACTCTTGGCGGGCGCGTTTCTTTAGCTCAACTGTGCATGGTGCGCCGTGAGGAAACGCCATACCCTTGCGGCGGTCAAACACGTCAACGACTGAAGCCAAAGGATATTTGGAATTGACTGCGTATTGGATGTCAATGCCGACCCAATTTGCAACGTCTTCAGCAAAGCGCTTGTTGTCGTGATGCTCCTCAATAACAGGATTGTTGACGGCATATACATTGTCAGCGCCGTACTTATCAACGGTGAGCTTTAGAGCTGCCGCGCTGGCGGCTCCACATGAGAACCAGACGGCTATCTTCATTGGTAATCCTCCAAGGGGTCAATCTGGCCTATGCCATTGCAGACTTCGCATTCTTCCATGTGGCTTCCAAAGTCGCCGTGCCAAGTTGAGCTTTGCCTGACCCACACATCCCGTTCGACTTGGCCTTCGCCGTCGCACTCGGGGCAATTAATTATATTACTCATAGCATGGCACTCTTGATGAATAATGGCATGGCAAATAATGCCAATAGAAATGAGATTTCGGCGGCGATTTCAAATTTACGTTTCATTGTTGTTTCTCCCTAAACTACCGAAAGGCGAGCAAGAGCCTCACGGCTGCAACGGAACGCCTCTTGCGCCACATCGTCCATACTGGCGTATTTCTTTGAGCCAATCATTGAGCCAAAGCGGAGACGGTAAGTGCCGTCATCCATAAGCTCGCACTCACCTCTTGCGCCGTCATCTGAAATCATTTTAAAGCGATTTGCGTATTTGTGACGAGTTTTGGTTGCCTTGTAAGAATCAGTCATGTTCGTCTCCATCTGTTTATACAATCAAGCTAATCCGTAATTCATCCTATGTAAATACCTAATTTGCACTTGCACTAACTTTTTTTAGGATGTAACGTCCTATCATATTCACACTGGAGGGTGACATGAAGAAAGAGAGTCGAGTGGTTTTAACCGAGGCGCAGCATGAGGCGCTGACGTTGGCTGCGGAACGTGCTGGCATGGCGCTGGCTACGTTTATTAGGTCGGCAGCACTAAACGCAGCGGCCAATGTCGGCATATACGCCGAACAGCCGCGAGCTGACTAATGGTCAACGGGCGCAACAAGGGCGCATCATTTGAGCGGGAAGTTGCCAACATGCTGCGCGACGAGCTGGGCATCGGCTTCAAGCGCGACCTAGAACAATACCGCGCCGGCGCTCACGCTGACCTGATCCCAGATGATCCGGCGTTCCCGTTTACGCTTGAGCTGAAACGCTACAAGGATGGCCCAATCGGCGGTGCGCCGGCATGGTGGGAGCAAGTCAAAGTGGCCGCCGAGCGTGAGCGAAAGATGCCGTGCCTGATTTACAAATACGACCGCAAGCCGATGCGATGTGTGATCCCGCTGGCTGCGTTGACTGAATGCGATCACGATTACACGGTGGAGGTTGATTTCGAGACCTTCTGCTACATTGCGAGGGAGGCAATGCAATGAGAACTGCACTTTATAGACAGTATGCCGATGATAATTCTCTGTTGTACGTTGGAATTAGCTTGAACGCGCAAAACAGGCTGTCACAGCATTACAAAGGTAGCGCTTGGTTTACAGAAGTAACCGACGTTAAAATTGAATGGTTTGACACCCGAGAGGAGGCTTTAAAGGCAGAGGTTGATGCGATTAGGGCGGAAAAGCCCAAGTGCAATATTCACCACAATTTGCAAGCTGAAAAGTTGCTTGAAGAAGCTCCACAAGAAGAGTTCCAAGGCATGAACAAGCAGGTTATGCGGCTGCTGGAAAGCTCGGGAAAAGTATTCTTCACCAAGAGTGAGGTTGGAAGTTTTTTAGGCGTCACTAACTTTTACATCAATAGTTTTGTTGAGAGAAAGCAACTGAGGGTGTTGCAACCGTTTCTTCCAGATTCGAAAAGAGAAGTGTTTTACATAGATGACATCATAAAGTGCATTATTGAAATGACGGAGCAATAAACAATGATGATACCAGCTGACAAACTATCTAACAGCCAATACCACGCCGATGACGCGATCAGCTCATCTGACGTGAAAATGGTTCACAGCAAATCTCTGGCACATTGGAAGGCGAAGACATACAGCTCAAGCCCGGTCTTCGACATGGGAACCGCCGTACACGCAATGGTGCTAGAAGACGGCAAAAGCGTCGTGCGCGGGCCGGAGACCCGCAGAGGCAAGGCTTGGACGGAAGCCCATGAGGAAGCGCAGGCAAACGATCAAACCCTGCTGACCGCCGGCGATTATGACCTTGCGCGGAATATTGCCGATAGCGTGCTGTTTCATCCAGTGGGGCAGCGCATGGCTGGGCCGACAACGGTCAACGAAGCCAGCTTCTTTGCTACTGACCCTGAGACTGGGCTGAAAATCAAATGCCGCCCCGATAGCTACTGGGATGCGAAAGGTGTCTTATACGATCTCAAGACGTGTCAGGATGCTTCACCACGCGGAGTGGCGAAAGATATGGGGCCGTCAGGCTACAATTACGCAATTCAGCAAGCCTTCTATATGCACTGCTTAGAGCAGGCTGGCTATGAGGCGTCACAGTTTGTATTTGTTCACGTCGAAAAAACGGGCGCACACGCGGTCTCGACAAACATCATACATGAGGAATATCTTGACTGGGCTAAAGGCGAAATGCACATGACCCTGCGCAAGATTGCAAAAGCCAACGAGGCCCAGAAGTGGGACACTGGTTGGTCGGATCAAACTAATGTGATTGATCTGCCACGATGGCTGCGTTTAGATGCAGTCGAACTTTAATTAGCTTGGAGAAAAACAGATGGCTAAAACAGACTTCAAACCAGTAATGATCCGCAACGTGGAATTTAAATATCCTCGGTTAAATGCGTGCTATCGCTACAACACGTCCGAAAAGAAGAGCGAAGAGTGTGCGCCAACAGCGTCAAACGCGGCCTACTCTATCGCTTGGGAGATGACCGCTGAGGAAGCGAAGACGCTGCACGCAGAGCTGAAGGCACACTATGAGACGTGCCAAACCAAAGCTCCATTCAGCAAAGTCTTCGGCATGAAAAAGCTCGATAGCGGCAACTATGAGTTCCGCGCCAAGCGCAATGGCACAAACAGCCAAGGTCAACAGAACGAAAAGCCGCGCGTCATTGACGGCATGAAGCAACCGCTGGCAGATTTGGCCTTCTGGGGTGGCTCAAAGGGCAGCATTAAGGTAACTGC